GTCCTGAACGAATGGGTGAAAAGCTACGAGAGAAGTTGATGAAGATAGACCCTGCGAAAGTCGAACGATACGATACTTATGCTGAATACAAAAAGACGGCTTTGATTGAAGATGACTTCTGCATATCAGGAAGACGGAAAGTGAAATTGGGACGGAAGTTCTGGACCAAAGAGGTGAAGACTCTGCTTGCTCTTGAAACCGGCATCGGATATCTGGATATTTTTGGCAAAGATAAAGAGAAACAATACAAAGGAGATGCTGTGTTAGGACTAGACTCAGATTTGAGTGCAGTAGAAGATCTCAAAAGATGGATGACAACTGCTACACACTCCTGGGATCAAAGCTTCATACATGCATCAGAGCGTCGGACAGATTGGTCTATCATAGATCAAGCTGTAAATCTATCTTTGCTAGAAATAACCGCATTTGCAGATGCCTATTCTAAGCAAAACTGTCTGGCTTTCAGCGAATTTTACGAATTGCTGTGGAAAGAGTTAGCATTTTTGGGTGAAGAAACCACACGGGAAGGAGAAGTCTGTATTTCTACACTAGGATCTTTGGACATACTTGTTATGATGTTTGGAGGAGAAAACATGTCCTCGCCTAGGGCATCTAGAGTCGTTTGGATCGTGAAGAAACTTGACATGGAGGATGATTTCCCATTTCACGCGGCTTGTCGGTCCAAAATAGTAGAAGTGGGATCTGATAAGTTTTTGATAATGGACCCGTTGAGAATTTCTGGTCTGCAATTGGCTCATTACATCAAGATGCACAAAGCTACACTCGACACAACGTTCATGCACATAACTAAGTTCGGAAATAAATGCAAGGCAGATAATGAACATATTTTTTTCACAAATGCAATTTTGAGGTTTTCAAATTCATATTCTGTGTCAGAATTCATGTTCTCCTCTAGATATATTCTGATGTCGTTAATGGGTTTTGAGGCTAGTGTTGTCGGCATGTTTAAGAAGCTGGTTGGACCTGCCAGATGTCTGCTAGAGGTCTATTTCGTGAATCAGTTGTTGCGCAATAGTGTAGAATGGTTCGAAAGCAGCACCCTGTCCTCTGATCTCAAAATCCAGTTGCAAAATTTGTTGGACTCAGGCAAAGAGTACAGAATCGGCTCAGTCTGCAAAACAAAACGTCTATTCGGGTCTGGCAACCACTCATCATTTGAAGAGTCCATTAATGAATGTTATATCTCGCACTCAGTCTCGAGAGAACTGCGGAACCATTACCACGCTATGATAATGGCATTCAAAAAATTAGTGGACACTCATCAAAAAATCGAAGCTGCTCAGGCAACCAATAAATGGTTTAAGTTTGGTTACAACGAAGGAGATACCTCTTTAGAGTATGATATCTTATCATCACCATGTACTGCGGGTACTGCCTCACTTCGCTGCATCCACTACGGAGCTCTTCTTGTGAAAGAATCTGTAGACCCTAGCTTGATGAAAATATCACATGAATTGCGTTTTGGTGCAATAAAATCATCGCTTGAAAAGATGGCAACAAATAAAGCAGCTTGTGCAGAGCGTACTGTCAAACCAGGAATAGATGACTCAACTGGCACAGAAAAACAGGTGAACAAGAAGTATTCGAAGAAGAAGCTTGAAGAGTGGAAGAAGACCGGTAATTACGACTCTCGATACAGATTCTATGAACATCTGGACACTACCATCAACACACGGTGCTTTGAATCTGATGTGAAAGCTAAAGCAATAGAATTGTTCTTCGATGTTGTGAACGAAGATAAAATAGTCAACACCGAACAATTGTTCGATCTTAAGCGAGATTTG